CCTGCAGTCGCCAGCTGACCTCGGATATGATGCCACTGGATACGATCTGCCAGATCTGAAAGTCATCTATCATGAGGTCCCCACGGATCACGCCATGGCGGTCACCGATGCCGGAGGAAAGGCTTTTGTCGCCTGGGTGACCTCTTTGTACCCGGCGCGCCTTTTTTGGCTCCTGTGGCCTCTACCAGGCTTTTGCAAGGGCAAGGCTTTTACTGAATCGATGGCGCGCCTTCACGTCACCGAGTCAACCGTTTTCACCAACATCAATAACCGATAACAATGGCAAACGCGGCATACTGGTTTCGTCACGATACCAACGCGAAAGACGATTACAAATTGATGCTGGTCATCGATCAGCTTGGTATGGAGGGTTACGGAATATTCTGGATCCTCATTGAGACGCTGAGGGAGCAGGAAGGGTATCGATACCCTATGTCGATGCTGCCGATCTTGGCTAAGAGGTACAACACTTCAGGGGAGAAAATGAAGACGGTCGTGACGCAGTACGGACTTTTCGAAGTCGAGGGTGACGACACGTTCATCTCACCGGCGCTTGCCCGGCGAATGGGTGTTTACGACAGAATCGTCGAGCAGAAGCGGCTTGCAGGATCTGCTGGCGGTAGGAAAAAAGCTGACAACAGGGGTAAGCAAATGCATGGCACGTGCGTAGCAGATGCTAACCATGTGTTAGAGGATAGTATAGCAGGTGCTCAGCACACAGATAGCACACCACTACCGAGTGGAGAGGATAGGAATAGAGAGGATGGTAGTGTAGAGGATCTTAATGGATTTGAACAGAAATCATCTAAACCGACTGACTCTTCAGGAGATGCACGAACGATTGTCGGTCGGTCGGATGGTGATGTGTATGAACGGGTTGGAAAACACACGATCACGGTCGGCGCCATCAGAGGTTTCCTGAACCAGAAGTTCACGCAATCCGAGATCGACGATGTGGTCGACGGTCTGATGATCTACCAGGGACTCGACGCCGTCAACAACATCGGCGCTTTTATGGGGTCATGGCTACGTAAGCGACGTGATGACCCGAAGCCGGTGCCGGGAAAACGTCAGCATGGCATTCCTTGCCGGCTGTTTACGTCGCAGGAGATCGACCAGCTGAAGCTCAACAACCAAGCGTCGATCGTTCGAATTGAGGGACTGAGTGCGTGCCGATCGGCTCGCGATAAGCCTGTTTTGCTTGCGCTAAACTCCGACATCGAGCGGTATAGCCTCGAGAGCCGAGAGCCGAAGATTTATGGAACGGAATGGCCTGACTGAACCAGTTACCAACAACACCATGAGCCGAGGATTTGAACAGATCAGCATCTATGTCGAAAGGCTTGGTCTTGAGACTGCTCTCCGGCTTGTAGCTGGATGGGGAGGAAAGACACTGTATGTCCCTGGTCGACGTGAGAATGTCTGTGATCATCTGATCTCGTTTGTCCTTGGTGCTGATGGGGCAGAGAGCCTTCAGAAGTGGTATGGGTGCCAGACGATCGAGGTGCCAGAGCTACATCTCAGGCCCTACTCGGTACGAGCGAACGTGATCAGGATGGTGCGGCTCGGGATCAGCATCAGAGACGTGGCGAGTCTGCTGAGCATATCACGCGAGAGGGTCAAGCAGATCGTCAGAGAGTTTCCAATGCTTGGGTCTGATGATCCTCGGGCAAAGGCGCGCCAGATCGCAGACCACAGCCGAACACAGAGCCCAGCTGGCTGCCCCCTGTTTGAGTCTCAGAATGAGACGGTTCTCGGGGTCGGTCAAAGTTCCGGGGACCCTGTGTTCAATTCGCCCTGCGGGGCGGCAGACCCGCGGAATTTGTCTAGCGCCGAATCTTCCCGGGCTTCCTTCCGAGGGAAGTAACTATCACCACCAACACCAACAACGATGGGACAGAACACAGAAATCAGCTGGACGGACGCCACATGGAACCCGGTCATCGGGTGCCGCAAGGTATCGGAAGGGTGCCGGAACTGCTATGCCGAGAGTGTAGCAGCGAGGTTTCATCGAAACAAGAACGACGATGATGGACTGGGGTACTATTCTGATGTGATCAAGTGGGACGGATATAAAGCAACCGGATGGAACGGGCATGCGGCCAGAAAGGAGCCGAAATTCAACCCTCTGACAGATTATAGCCAAAAGGCTTATCGAGAAGCACAAGGATGGTGACGCATGAGTATGGGATATCGACCATGGGACCGCAAGGGGTGGACGGTCTGTATTCATAATGTGGTATGGTACCAGGCGCTCGTCATTTATCCAGACAAGACACGGCGGTTTGTCGCGTCAAGATCAAATCGCCAGGACGCGATTAACTGCGCGATAACGGCAGCGGCAAAATACGGAACCCTCGACTGGAAAGCCACTCGTGCATGGTTCGAGAAGTATGGAGAAAAGTACGGAGTGACCCTATCATATGAGAGTGCTACTGTCACGATACCTGAATACACCCGCAAGGAAAAGCCAAGCAAGGGGTGGTATATCGAGCCGAACTACTACTCGACAGCCGACGGGAAAAAGCGCAAAGTTATCAGCGTGTTCTTTGGCCGGCGATCAAGCGACAGCGTATATCAGCTTCTCAGGCCAACACGTCGGGCAGCCGTCAAGTATGTGCTTGAACATCGAGACGAGAATCCTTATTACAACGAGCATGAGACGGTCAAATGGATGCGTGAAAACGGCATGTTCGATATGATTCCATGGAGCAAAAAACAGCGAGGTGCGGCATGATCAAGATCGACAGCATCAGGGTGAATCCTGATAATCCTCGGGTGATTGATGAGTCGAAGTTCGAGAAGCTAAAGCGATCACTGAAGGAGGCCCCGTGGATGATGAAGCTTCGGCCGATCATCATCGATGAGGATGGAGTGATACTTGGCGGGAATATGCGGTATCAGGCGCTGGTAGCCAATGGAGTGAAGGAGCTCCGGGACGAGTGGGTGATGAAGGCTGAGCAGCTGACGGAAGAGCAGAAGCATGAGTTCATCGTCAAGGACAATCTCGGGTATGGAAACTGGGATTTTGAGCTACTGAGGGAGCAGTATGACGAGAAGGACCTGGAAGACTGGGGGTTCGAGCTGCTGTCGATCGGCAAGGAGGAGGAGCCCGGATCCGGCAGCGGCGAAGGTGAGGGTGAGGGGGAAAGCGACTTGATTGCTTGCCCTGAGTGTGGTCACAAGTTCGTTGTCGTGAAAAAGAATTGATATGGCCGGAATCAGTACGAAGGCGTTAGCGAAGTATTTGAACCTGTCGGTGAAGCAGGTGCGTACGCTGGAGGCCGCAAAGGTGTTCACGAGCCTCGGACGGAACCAGTGGGATCCGACGAATTGCGTTCATGCCTACATCAAGCATCTGCAGGCCGGGGCGATCTCAGGAGATTCGTCTTTGAGCCAGGAGCAGGTCGCTGCGTTGCTTGGGGTGACGACTCGACGAGTTCGTCAGCGAGAGATAGAGCGTTATCCGCCTCCGAAAGATTCTTCAGGACGGTATCCGTGTCGTGAGTTTGGCGCTTGGCTGCTTGAGGATTTTCGGCGTGGCATAGGTGTTGGTGATGATGGAAATGTTTACGATTACGAAGGAGAGCGGGCAAGGTTAACGCACCATCAGGCGAACGTGGCTGCGTTGGATGAACAGGTTAAGAGTGGAAAGCTGATCCCGGCAGAGTTGGTTCTGACCGCGTGGTCTGGTCGGGTTGCATCAGCCCGGGCGAAATTGCTGGCGCTTCCGTCCAGGATGGCCTCGTCGTGTTCCGGTAAACCGGCCGGCGAAGTTGAATCGGAATCAAGGGCAATCATTTATGAGGCCTTGCAAGAGTTGGCGTCCGGTTCCGGTGACGATGAAGTATGACGTTCTTCAGGATATCGCCCGGCGAGCCGATGTAGGGTGGTCACCGCCTCCTGACCTGACAGTTTCAGCGTGGGCTGATGAGTTTCGGCGGTTGTCGTCGGAGGCTTCGGCGGAGCCGGGCCAGTGGCGGACGGATCGGGCGCCGTACCAACGTGAAATTATGGATGCGTTCAGCGACCCTAAGGTGGCGCGCGTGGTGATGATGAGCTCGGCACAGGTGGGAAAGTCCGAGATTATCCTGAACGTCGCTGGGTATTTCGCGCATCAGGATCCGTCCCCGATGCTTCTGGTGCAGCCGACGCTTGAGATGGCCGAATCGGTCAGTAAGGACAGGATTGCTCCGATGGTGCGGGATTCTCCGGCGCTGGGAGAGATCATTGCCGATTCGAAAAGCCGTGACAGCGGGAATACCCTGCTGCATAAGAGCTTTCCGGGCGGTCATTGGACGCTTGCCGGGGCGAACTCTCCATCAGCTTTGGCATCCAGGCCGATCAGGATCGTACTGTTCGATGAGGTTGACCGGTATCCGGCGAGTGCGGGGGCCGAGGGTGACCCGGTGAGTCTTGGCCAGAAGCGGACAAACAACTTCTGGAACCGGAAGATTGGTGAGTTCTCGACGCCGACGACAAAGGGGGTATCTCGGATCGAGGCGTCGTATGAGGAATCTGACCAACGGCACTACATGGTGCCGTGCCCGCATTGCGGCAAAGATCAGGCTCTTGAGTGGGAGCGGGTGGTCTATGAGGAGGGACATCCGGAGACGGCGGCGTATGCATGCGCCCGCTGCGGAGCGCTGATCGAGGAGTCGGCAAAGGCAGAGATGCTCAAGTCGGGCCGATGGGTGGCGACGAAGCCGTTCCGCGGGGTGGCGGGGTTCCATATCAATGAGTTGTACAGCCCATGGAAACGATGGGCGGAGGTAGTCGACGATTACCTGAAGGCGAAAGGGAAGCCGGAGAAGGAAAAAACATGGTGGAACACGTCGATGGGCTTGCCGTATGAGGACCGGGACGGTGTGCTGTTGCAGGCTGATGTGTTGCAGTCGAGGCGTGAGAGCTGGCGGGAACATCTGCTGCCGGCGGAGACGGTGCTCCTGACGGCTGGTGTCGACGTGCAGGATGATCGCCTTGAGGCCGTGCTGATTGCCTGGACGCAGACAAGTCAGATGATGGTGGCCGCCCGGCGGGTGTTCGAAGGGTCGCCGGCATTCCCGCAGGTGTGGCAGACGCAGGACGAGTGGCTGCTCGAGGAGCGTACGACGGAGACTGGTGGACGGTTGCACATCCGGTCGGTGTGTGTCGACTCTGGCGGCCACCATACGCAGGAGGCCTATATTTTCTGTTCGAAGCGGGCAGGCCGCGACGTGTTCGCGATCAAAGGCGCTGATGGTGCGATACCGGCCTGGCCGGACCGATCGAGCACGTCGAAGAAGTACCGGGGCCATAAGGTATGGAGGATCGGTGTTGATACGATCAAGGACATGCTCAGGGCGCGAATGGCCTTGATGGAGGGGGCTGGGATGGTGAGGTATGCGGCAGACTTGTCTCCGGAGTTTTTCCGCCAGCTGACGGTCGAGCGACGGGAGCTGAAGTATGACCGGAGAGGCCGTCCTGTTCGGTTATGGGTGAAGCCCTCGGGTGCCCGGAATGAGAGTTTCGACTGTATGGTCTATGGCATTGCTGCGATGGAGGCCTTGCGTAAGATCCGGCGGATTGATCCGGCCAGATTACAGCCGCCGGTGCCGATTGAAGGAGACCGGCCGCCGGCGCAAAAGTCGAAAATACGGACCGTGGTGAAGCGGGCTTTTGGGAAGAATGCATAATTATTTTTTCTTCTTGCTTACTCTCTAAATAATCTTTGGAGAGTACAAGAAAATAAAGTAAATTGATCTCAGTGGGTAGGAGTTGAGCCCAAACTCAAAACCAAACGGAGAGCCATCATGTTACCAAAGCACACCATCACCAAGGATGTCAAAGTCGGTATCTACGAAAATTGCGAGTATGTCGCCAGGGTCTACGCCGACAAGATCACGGTCAAGTCTCCCTACGTCAAGTGGACCGGGAATACCGGTGGTTACGCCGAAAAAAAGGAAGTCATACGAAACCAAGAAGTTGTTGACGCAGTGCTTGCCGACCTTGCGGATGATGCCGAGGATACGGCTTGGGAGCGCATCGGGGAGCATCTGGGGGATGGTTATCTTTGCAGCCCTTGCAACTGGTAATATGATTTTCAGATGAAGTAAGCAACGACCACCAACCCCGCCAAGCGCGGGGTTAGGCAATAAAAAATAAATGGACAAAACCATGTCATCTCGAAAACCACCTGAAATGCAGCTCGTTGCTACTGAAGCCGAGTTGCTCAAGGCATCAGGGTACAAGCGCAAGGGACTCCGGAACATGCGGTACGGCCTTGAGAATGGACAGGGAGGAAAGACGACGCATTCCCTGATCGAGGGCATCCATTGGATACATTCGCCGATAATTTACACGGAAGCGGGAGTGATCGAGGTGATGCGCCGGGCAAAAGAGCGAGACAAGAGGTCCTGATCACACAAATCATTTACCATGGCAACGAACAAACAGAAACAGTTGGGCCCACGGGCCGACGAAAAGACGATCTCCTGGCTCATCGGGCTATTCGGAACGGCAAACGCCGGCGCTGAGTATCTCATGGGAGCGGTTCCGGGGCTGTACGCCAGGACGATGCAGGAGATCAGCGGGCAATTCAGCCGGTCCGAGCTTGGGCTCATCATCGATATCCATAATGCGACCGCTCTGCTCCCGCAACTGTCCGGGCAGCATATCCTTGCCTCCGTCACCGACGCGATCGATCTGGATCAGGCGGCGGAAAAGTGGAAGATCGACGGAGCGGCGCTTGTGGCGAAGCTCACCGGGCTCCCGATTTTTACCCGGTCATGCCTTGAGATATGGGCGCGTGGGTTCTGGGAAAGCGGTTCATGGGAGCAGGCCGAAGAAATGAACAAGTGGATGGACGTGCTGAATTAACCAAAAATGGTTGTGCGATATGAATAACATCCCTAAAATGCCGGATCCACTGGTCTGCATCAAGTGCGGTGCCGTTGCCGAATGGAATGATGATTCCATAAGGGAATGGGCCTTTGTTCGTAGGTGGGATCAAGAGAAAGTCCGATACGTGATTGAAAGTGATATTTGCCCAAAATGCTGCATTGGAATGCGACTGCCCAAAATATTGAGAAAAAAGGAGGAGAATGATGGCAGACTGCACTAATCAGGATATCACCGGTATTCTTCGCGCCATGGCATGGGAGAGAGCGAAGGGAGAACTCAAGTCTATAGAACAGAGCTTTATCGGAGCAGTCGAAAAGTTCACGGAATTTGCCGATGCGCTTACCGAATTTGTCGAAAAAGTTGAGTCAAGCGGACTTCACGAATAATCGTTAATTTCCTTACGCGCGATGCGCCGAGGGCTGCGCGATGCCATCAGCCACAAGAGCTCCGGAGAGATCCGGGGCTTTTTTGTTGCCAAAAATCGGACCACAGGCTTGAGGAGCTGAGCGGGGTTAGGTTGTGAGTAATTGTTTGAATCGCCTTGTTGAGTTTCGTCAATCACACTAACACGTAACCTATGTAAACGATGATCTACGGGATAATTGGCTTTGTACTCGGGGTGGCTGCTTGTAAAGCGGCAGGGAAGGCGATCGAATGGGCCCTTAAGCGTTTCGGTCCTATTACCTGGTAACCATCATGACGAACGAGGAATTACAGGCGCTGAGGAATGAGATCGAAGAGCTCTCAACGGCGCTCAGAAAGATGGCCACCGGTGAGCGAGTGTCTGAAGTGCGGTTTCGCGACCGGATGATCAAGTATTCAGAGATCACCTTGCCGGAGCTTCGCGAGGAGCGTGACCGATTGATCTCGATGTTGCCTCAGCCGGTGAGCCGACTTCGGCCGATGAAGTATGTGGGGATGTGATGGCTGACGGGCAGAAACTCAATCTGATGCAGCGAATGGCTGCGAGGGTATTCCGGTTGCCCCAGTCGCACTGGAAAGCTGGCAGGGTAAATCGTGCTTTCGGAACAAAAGCCACCTCCTACGCTGGGCCGAATCAGGCTAATACTCCTTTCATTCCATTGCTCCGGGCGCGGGTCCGTGACGAGGTGCGTAATGCCCCTCTGGCGGATGGCGCGATCAAGACGCTTGTCTCTGAGGCGATCGGGACCGGGATTGTCCCGTTGCCTCGAGCGAAGGTCGACGTCAAGATGCAGCTGGTGGATCTGTGGGACCGGTGGACGGAGAAGGCCGATTTCGATGGCGTGCTCGATTTCTACGGTATTCAGGCACTGGTCTACCGGGCATGGAAGGAGTCGGGAGAGGTGTTCATCCGGAAAATTGTGGTCCCGTATGATGGCGGTCTGGTGGCTCCGTTGCGGTTGCAGGTGCTCGAGGCGGATATGGTTCCGTTGTCGAGTGGGACGGCGCCGGAAACGGATCATGAGATTCGGAACGGGATTGAGTTTGACAAGTCGGGCCGTCGGGTGGCGTACTGGGTGCATAATCGGCATCCGGGGGATTTCCCGCTTTTGGCTCAGGGGGTCAATAGCCTGTGGAACTGGATGTCAGGCCCGTTCGATACGACAAACATGACCCGTGTGCCGGCGGAAGAGATGATGCACGTGTATCGCCCATCTCGTCCTGGCCAGTTGCGTGGTGTTCCGAGTCAGGCGGGTACGGTACAGACAATTTCACAACTTGACGATTTCGACGAGGCCACGCTTGAGCGGCAGAAGCTCGCAGCGGCCTTCACTGGGTTTATCCAGCGCCCTGCTCCGCTGGAGAGCGGTATCGATCCGATTACGGGCGAGTCGATCGATGAGACGGTACAGGAGTCTGAGATCAAGGCGGGGTCGATCTACACGCTGACATCAGGCGAGACGGTGGAATTCCCGGACCTCCCGGACCTTGGCGCGGCTTACCCGGATTTCGTGAAGCATCATTGCCGGAAGGTCGCGGCGGGTACGGATGTCCCGTATGAGCTGCTGACGGGCGATTACAGCGATACAAACGACCGGACAGTCAGGGTTGCGCTCGGGGTGTTCCGAAGGAAGCTGGAGCAGGATCAATGGCATCAGATTATCCATCAGATGTGTCAGCCTGTGTGGGAGATGTTCATGCAGGTCATGATCCTGAATGGGATGGTGACGGTTGCCCTGTCCAAGGTTCGAGTGACCTGGAACCCACAGGCATGGCCATACATCAACCCACTGCAGGACATCCAGACGTCGATGAAAGCGGTAGAGTCGGGCCTTTCGTCACGGACGAGGGAGATCATGAAACGAGGCGATGATCCTGATCAGGTCGACGAAGAGCGCAAGGCTGATCAGACTCGTGAAGGGGTGTTAAAAATCGGCACACAGGTTTCCGCCGTCGCGGGCGGGTAAGTTTCAGGAAAATCAACGAACGACCTTATGGATATCAAGATTCACGACGTTATCGGCTCCTGGTGGGACGGCACGGATGCAAAAACCATCATGCAGCAGATTGCGGCCTGCCCTGAGGGTGAGGCACTTCATGTCTCCATTCATTCGCCCGGCGGCGACATGATGGATGGTATCGCAATCTTCAACGCCCTGAAGATGCACCCCTCTCGTGTGGTGGTGACGGTTGCCGGTCTGGCTGGAAGCGCAGCGTCGCTGATCGCAATGGCTGGAGACGATATCCGGATGCCGGAGAATGCGTTCCTCATGATCCACAACCCATGGGGCGATGTATCTGGCGAAAGCAAAGACTTCGAGGAGGCGGCTGCGCTTTTAAAGCAGTTTGAGGCAACGACCGCCAAGGTTTACGCCAAACGCACGGGCAAGACGGTTGAAGAGATTCAGGCGTTGATGGATGCCTCTACCTGGATGGATGGCGCTCAGGCGCTTGATGCCGGGTTCTGCACGGAGGTGACGGACGCGATTCATATCGCGGCGTTCGCCAAGATGCCGAAGAGCATGGCGGAAAATTGCCCGGTAAAGTTTGAATCTCCTGATGTTCCTGGTGATGCGAGTGGCTCCGAACCGGAGGGATCGGAGGGTTCCGTACTTGGGGGCGAGAGCTCTTCGATTCCCGATGGTTCCGGTTCTGGTGATGCCGGCGAGGTTGGTGATGAGCCATCTGCTGGCGTCCCGGCCGGTGAAGATCCGGAACCAGTCAAAAATGAGCCTAGTGAAAGCCTTGCAAATGAAGCGGCTGAGATTGTCGAACTCTGCGTGATCGCAGGAAGGCCGGCAAGTGCGGCCGAGTATATCAGGGCCGGATTGTCGGCGGAAGAGGTTCGGGCGAAGCTGGCGAAGCTGCAGCTCGATACTCAGGTGCCGGTCGGTAATATGGCGACCAATGCGCAGGGTGTGACTGAAGAGCTTTTGATGGCGGCAAAAACAAACCTGACGATCAGGTCGCTGCTGGCGAGAGGTGATATTGATAAGGCAACCAAACTCATGAGAAAGGAGAAATAACCATGGCTGGAGAAGGAGTAAGGATTTCGGACATCATCGTCCCTGAGGAGTTCGCTCCCTACGTAATCAACAAGACCACAGAGAAGTCGGCGCTTTTCCAGTCTGGAATCGTCGCTGCTGACGAAAGGATCAGCATTGGATCCCGCACCGGCGGTGAAACTGTCTCGATGCCGTTCTGGAACGACATCGACGGTGAAGCTGAAGAACTGAGTGATCAGAAGGAGCTGACCCCTGGCAAGATCGACGCCGGCCAGGACTTCGCAGTCCTGCAGGCACTCGGCAAGGCCTTCAAGGTCAACGACCTATCTGTCTCGCTTTCTGGCGCCGATCCGGTCGGAGCTATCGGCAGTCGCGTGGCTGACTTCTGGTCGAGAAACATGCAGTACAGGCTCATCTCGTCCCTGACTGGCGTATTTGCTGCTGCCAGCATGTCTGGTAACGTGCTCGACATTTCCGGCCTGACCACGAACTCCGGAAAAGATGCCATCATCAGCAAGGGCACTTTCGCGGATGCCGTGTTCAAGCTCGGCGACATGTTCGGTGAACTGTCTGCTGTGGCCATGCATTCGGCGACGTACAGCAAGCTTTACAAGGACGACCTCCTCGAAACCATCAAGGGCAGCGACGGCCAGCCGTTCCCGACCTACCAGGGCAAGAGGGCCATCGTCGACGACGGTATGCCGATTCCGTCCGCTGGTGTCTATGTCACCTACCTGTTCGGTGCCGGGGCGGTCGGTTACTCCGAGGGCATGCCTGAGGTTCCCGCAGAGACTCAGCGCCTTGCTCTCGCAAGCGCTGATATTCTGGTTTCTCGTCGCCACTTTGTCCTGCATCCGCGTGGCATCAAGTGGACCGGTGCAAAGCTGGTCAGCTCCGGTGATGGTGATGGCGGTCATCCTACCCGGGCCGAGCTCGCAACCGGGACAAACTGGGTGCGGGTATACCAGCCGAAGCAGATCAGGATCGTGGCCTTCAAGCATAAGCTTGCCTGATACATGGGTGAGTTCCGCGACATATTTGCCAAGGCAGATGCTGACATCCTTGATCGGGTAGGTGACCTGGCGACGCTGGACGGAGTGAGTGTCCGGGGAGAGCTATCTACCGATCCTGATCAGGCGGGTTTCGGCGGGCGTATGTCGGGGATTCAGGGGTTGTCGTATCTGCTTCCGGATGCGATGGCCGCACAGGCTGAAAGAGGATCTGTTTTGGTAGATGTGGTGGGTGGCGTGACGTACGATGTCGTCGAGGTCGTTCCTCAGGGTGACGGCCTCACGGCATTGTCGCTCCGGATACCGCCACCTGTAATGCCATCACAGGAAAATCCATGATTGACGTCAAGATCGACTTCGATGCTCATGAGTTCTATCGGTTCACGGAGATGATCGGATCGATCCAGATCCAGAATGCGATGAACCGGGCCGTGAGAAAGGCTGCGTTATGGGTAAGGACGCATTTGCTTCGGCGGATTAAAGATGAGGGGATCCGGCGCAAGATCATTGCCAGCCGTGTGCGGATCTATAACAAGGACTGGCGGGCAGGTGTCGATGGCGGCAAGGCCGTGAAGGTCTGGTTTGGTATCGATCCTGTTTTCGCCGACCGGATTGGCAAGCCGGTCAAGACCCCGGAAGGATATCGGATCGGGGCGCGTCAGTTCCCTGGCGCGTTCATCCCGAAGAATGGGCGGTATGCCGGGAAGATGTACCAGAGGACGACGTCAAAGCGGATGCCGATCATGAGATCGAGGGTCGAGATCGACGAACAGGCCAATAGAGCATTTGATGAAATTTCGGCAATGGTGCCGGCCAGGCTGAACCAACTGGTCCTTCAAGAGTTGAGGTACGAGGTGTTCAAAGCAACCGGGGCATAGGATATGCTAACTGAACTGCACACTGAACTGCTGGCGTACCTATCCGGCAAACTTCCGGGGGTGATGGTCGAGGCTTTCTCACCTGAATTCCTGGACCGAAATACAACTTCTCTTCCCGGGTGCTGGCTGGAACTGGTCGAAATTAATCCAGCTGATGAGTTTGGCAACCCGCGGGAGATGAGCAAGGTATCGTTGCAGTGGGAATTCCGGGTGTTGGTTGATCCACTGGTTTCTACGGGATGGACCGATATCAAAGGTTTTGCGCTGATGATCATGTGGGCGTTGCGGGCATGGGTGCCACAGACGGAGACCGTCGGGCCAATGACCGTCAAGCGGGCGGTTCCTGATGAATTCAAGCCTCTTCTCGACGGGTATCTGGTATGGTTGATCGAAGCCGAACAGGATGCCTGGATCGATTATACCGAGGACGAGGTGCTGCCGACGCTCTCGCGGGTCACGGTGGCCGACAATCACAACAATACGAGCGTAATCGAATGAACAAGAATTATATCTATACCGGCCCATTGTCCGGAGTGAGCCTCATCGGGTACGGCGATGTGATGCTGATACCTGGGGCTGAAGTGACGCTCCCGGATGATCACGGTTATACGGCGCGGCTGAAGCGCAAAGGATGGCTGACGGAGATCGCGTCGGCACCTGCGAAGCCGATCAAGCAGAAGACTGATCCCGAAACTACCAACCTGGAGAACTGATATGTCCGCCAATTACCTGCACGGCGTCGAGACGATCGTCATCGAGAAGGGCCCGAGGCCAATCACTGGCGTCAAGACGGCCGTCATCGGTCTGATCGGTACGGCCCCGATGCTCGACGTCGCCAGCGCAAACCGCTCGCTGAACGAGCCTATCGTCGTCCGCAACCCGGTCGACGCCGCCAAGTATTTCGGCAGCAACCGTAGCGGGTTCACCATTCCCGCGGCTTTGGATGCCATTTTTGATCAGGGCAACGGTCCGATCGTCATCGCGGTCAACGTGATCGACCCGGCAACTGACGTGACGGCCGTCACAAACGAGTCGAAGACCTTCGGCGCCGATGATGTCCTCGCGCTTGCGCATCCTCAGGTTTCGGCCGTAACCGTCAAGAGCTCTGATGGGAATACCACCTATGTCGTGGGAACCCACTACACCGTAGATGCCGAAAACGGAAAAATAACCCGGGTATCTGGTGGAACTATAGCCGCCGGCGCGACGGTCAAGGTGAATTACAGCTATCTCGACACGGCAAAGGTCCTTGCTGCCGATATCATCGGTGAGGTTGATGTCGACGGGAACCGCAGCGGCCTCAAGGCCCTTGTCGGGACCTACAACCTGTTCGGCTACGTGGCGAAAATGATCATCGCTCCCGGGTACTGCACTCAGAACTCGGTTGCCGTCGAAATGATCGCCGTCGCCGATCAGCTGCGCGCCATGGCCCTGATCGATGCTCCCATCGGCACCACCGTTGCTGAGGCAATCGCCGGGCGCGGCCCGGCCGGCGCCATCAACTTCAATACAAGTTCGAAGCGGGCGATCCTTTGCTTCCCTCACGTCAAGAGGTATGATACTGCGACCGACACCGAGGTCCTGGAACCACTCTCTCAGCGACAGGCCGGCGCCATGGCTGCGAAGGATATTGAAAATGGGTACTGGTGGTCGCCTTCGAACACTGAGATCAAGGGTATCACCGGGATGGAGCTGCCAATCACAGCTCTGATCAACGACAGCACCACCGAGGCCAATGCTTTGAACGAGGTCGGTATCGTGACGCTGTTCAACAGCTTCGGGTCCGGGATCAGGACCTGGGGTAACCGTACTGCGGCGTTCCCGACGGATACCTCTCCGGAAAACTTCATCAATGTGCAGCGCGTCCAGGACATCATGCATGAGTCGATTGAGTATTCGATGCTGCAGTTCCTTGACATGCCGATCAACCAGGCGGTCATCGACAGCATCAGGGAAAGCGTCAACGGGTTCATTCGCACCCTCGTCATGCGAGGCGCTCTGATCGACGGTAAATGCGGGTTCGATGTAGCCAAGAACCCGGTTACCGAGATTGCTGCCGGTCATCTGACCTTCGATCTGGAGTTCATGCCTCCGACACCGGCAGAAAGGATCACCTTCGAGTCTTACATCAACACCGAGCTGCTCAAGGCTCTCAAATAAGGAACCCTGAACCATGGCACAGATAACTGTGAAGAGGCTCACCAATGCGAACGTGTATGTCGACGGGAACAGCCTGCTCGGCAAAGTCGCCGAGTGCAAGCTCCCTGAAGTGAAAGCCTTGCTGAGCGAGCACAAGGCCCTCGGTATGCAGGGTAAGATCCAGCTGCCGAACGGGTTTGACCAGATGGAGGCCTCTTTCACCTGGAACAGCCTCTACGACGATGTTCTTGCCAAGGTGGCCGACATCTACACATCGCACGACGTTCAGGTGCGTGGATCGATCGATACCTATGGCAATGGCGGCCGAACCGCCCAGGTCGGAGTCGTAGTGTATCTGAGCGGCACCTTCACGAAGTTCCCTATGGGAGGCTTCAAGCAGAACGACAACGTCGAGGCCGAAACCACGATGAACGTCACCTATTGCAAAATGGAGATCGGCGGCGCGGTGATCCTCGAGGTCGACATGCTTGCCAATATCTACAAGGTCGGCTCAACCGATCTCCTTGCAACCTACAAACAGCTCATCGGAGGGTAACTGGAATGAAGATCAAAAAGATTGAATCAACTCCAAAGCGGTATGAAGAGGTTGAGGTACGGGAGGCCCTGTCCGGAGACCTAGCTGCTGCCGAACGCATCTCCGGAAAGACGGAGGGAATCGAGTTCACGATTGCAGTGATCTCACAGTGCTGTGTTTTCGACGGCGAGAAGCTGCCTCCAGAGGCACTCACCTCACTCACCGTCGATGACCTGACGGCACTGGGAAACGCTGTAGCCCCCACCAAGGCATTGGTTGGGGCCAAATCATAATCCTGCTCACCAGGCACGGGGGGTTCGGGTTGGCTGAGGCTGAGTCGCTTTCCCCCGAAAAGCTGATCTGGTATGTCGAGCAGCTTGGAATAGTCTTGAAACGAGAAGCACCGAACACTTAAGTACCTCCGCTGATGGCACAGCACCTTTCAATCGATATGCTGCTGTCCCTGAAGGACAGGATCAGCGGACCTCTCAAGCACGTCACCGACCAGCTCAAAGGTCTGGACGACATCACCGAAAAGACCGCACGCAAGTTCACCCGCTTGCAGAATGAAACCGCGAAGTTTGCCAAGACCGCCAAGCAGCTCGACGGCATCGGGAAGCCTCTCATGGCTCTCGGTGTTGCCGGCGCGGCCGGCATTGGCCTCACGGTAAAAGCCTTCGCTGACCTCGAAGAGGCGCAGAATGCACTGAAGGTCAACCTGATGGATACGACCGGCAAGGTCGGGCCTGAGTATGAGAAGATTCTCCGGCTTTCTGAACGTCTCGGTATTCAGTTGCCTGGCAGCACAAAGGATATGCTTGAGATGTTCACGTCAATGCGTGAGCAAGGCATTCAGGCAAATCAGATCCTTGGTGGAATGGGTGAGGCGGCCGCAAAGTTTGCGGTCATCATGAAAGTCCCGTATGTCGAGGCCGCGACAAGCGTAGCACAGCTATCTGTAGCCATGGGGATTGCGGACAAGGACGGCATTGCGTTCATGGACACTCTGCAGCGGCTAAAATCGGAGGCAGGTGTCAATATGAGCGACCTAACGGACACACTCCGGTACAGCGGCGCGGCCATGAAAGCGCTTCGGCTTCAGGGTATCGATGCCGGCCGTGATGTGGCGGCCGCGATTGGGATGATGAAGCGTGGCGCGATCGAAGGATCTGTGGCCGGCACGAGTATGTCAATGGCGCTGACCCGGATGGCGGAGATCAGCAGTCGACTCGACCGAGGGATGGTCAAGAAGCTGATCGGGCCGATCTTGGACCGCAAGGGCATCAAACTTGATTTCTTCGATAACGCCGGAAACTTCAAGGGCATCCGTGGCATGATTGCGGAGCTTGAAAAACTCAAAAGGGTGAACCCTCAGGAGAAATTGCTGGTCTTGACGAAGTTATTTGGGCAAGAGGCAGCGAAACCGCTTTCGGTATTCATCGACCAGGGTGTGGCCGGTTTCGACCTGATGAACCGGAAGATGGCGGCTCAGGCCGACATGCACAAGAAGATCCAGGTCATCATGAGCGGGACAAAGATGAAGTGGGACACCATGACGGGCACTGTCCAGAATCTTTCCGCGGCCATCGGAGGTCAGTTTGCTCGACTGATCAATCTTCCCGCAGTTCTGACATCGCTGAACGACCTTTTCGGGAAAATGAACGATTGGGTACTGGCAAACCCCAAGACGGCAGGGATCCTTGGAGGAATCATCGTCGGGCTGACGTCGATGGCTGTGGTCGGCGGTGGTCTTTTGTTGACGCTTGCAGGGATTGGGTCGGCAATCGGCCCGGCGCTGACAGGCATCGCTGCGCTGTCGCGAATCGTCGGGATGCTTTCCGGAGGCATTAAAGTTGCAGTCGAAGGGTTCAAAACGCTTTCGGTTATCATGCAGGTCTTCAATATAAGCGCGGGGCCTGTGGTTTGGGCGGTTATTGGTATAGCCACCGCTGCATTCCTGATTTACAAATACTGGGGACCGATCACAAAGTTCTTCTCGGGGATCTGGAAATCCGTGGTGGATATCGCCGGAAAAATGCGGGAGGCCGGCGCCAACCTGATCAATCAGCTGTGGCAAGGCATCCAGAGCATGGCCATGAAGCCGATCGAAGCGATCAAGGCGATCGCGCAGAAGATCAGGAACCACCTGCCTTTCTCGCCGGCAAAAGAGGGCCCGCTTCGTGACATCAACCGGATCCGGCTGGTCGAGACGATCGCCGAGACGATCAAGCCGGGGCCTATGGCGCGGGCCATGCGCAACGCGACATCATCGACGCTCAGCGCAGTCTCTGGCGGTCCAGGAGCTCGTGGTTCCGCTTTTGGCGAGCGTGGTGCCGTGCATTTCTCTCCCGTCATCAATATCGCTCCCGGCAGCGCGTCAGAGGTACGGTCACAGGTCGAGCGTGGGCTCTCCGCTGGATTCTCCGAGTTCGAGAGGATGTATGACCGATTGCAGAAGCAGCGAGGAAGGAGGGGATTCTGATGTTCATCCTCATTGGACCGGTCGGATATGCGCGGTTAATGAGCCCGACGGCGCTCGGGCTAGATACCAGGGTAAGCTATGCCGAGCACGCGGTGACCGACGGGAAGCCGTTGCTGCAGTTCATGGGGCACGAGCTCGACCGGCTTGACCTCGATTTCTGTTTTCATGTCGATTTCTGCGATCCAACATCGGCATGGTCGGAGTTGATGCTGCTCCGTGATGCCCGGATGGCGTTCCCGGTGGTCATGGGGTCAGGCCGGTACCTTGGGTTTTTCGTCATCACCGACCTGGCGCGAACGGCGACCCGCATGAGCGAGACCGGAGAGATGGAGTCGATCGATTGTAGCGTCCGAATGCGCGAGTATGTTGACCCGGAGCAGTTGCAGACCAGAGAGGCGCAGCAGCGCAAGCAGGCGAAAGCCGTCACATCGACAGGAACCAGAAAACCCCGGATGCTGGCCGTCAATATCCCGCCGGCGCCCTCTCCGCCAAAAACCGGAGGATATACGGCCGTCTCTACGAAATCCATAGTTCGACAGACATGAGCAGCGCATTGACCAGCGTCGTTGAACACGTGACCAGGGAAGGCGACCGCTGGGATAGCATCGCCTGGGAGTATTATGGCGACGCGACAGCATATGAACCGATCATCGCCGCGAATCCATCAATCCCGATATCTCCCGTGCTACCCTCGGGAATCAAGCTCTACATCCCGGTGATCACCTCCGAAGAGACTGTATCGACCGAGGGCCTGCCGCCATGGAAGACTTGAGAGTACCTCAGCCGAAATGGGTAATCGAGTATGCCGGCAAGGACATCAGCCGGGATATTGCTCCGTACGTGCTGGACATCACCTATACCGACGTGCTCGAAGGTGAGTCCGACGATCTGCAGATCAACCTCGAGGACCGTGACCATCGATGGAAAAACGGCTGGTTCCCGCAGAAAGGCGACGTGATCAAGCTCTCCATCGGATATGCAGGAGAGAAACTGGTCAATTGCGGCTCGTTCCAGGTCGACGAGGTGGAATTGAACGGCCCTCCTGATACGGTGAGCCTGCGGGCGCTGGCGGCTGGGGTGACTGAATCGCTCAGGACTCGAAATACCGTGGCGTTCGAGAACCAGTCGCTCGGGGATATCGCTTCAAAGGTTGCCGCCAAGCATAATCTCAAGCTTGTAGGATCGATCTCAGAGGAGAAGAGAACCCATACGGCGCGACGAGTGACCCAGCGGCATGAGACTGACTTGGCATTTCTGAAGCGGATCGGAAAAGCCGAAGGGGTTGTCTTCACCGTCAAGGGATCGCAGCTCGTGTGGCATGATCTTGACCTGCTCGACGGCGCGGCGGACCTTAAAACTTTACGACGGACGGATCTGAAGCATTTCACGTTCCGGTCAAAGACGAACCAGGTCTACAAGGCATGCACGGTAAGCTACCACGACCCGAAGACAAAGAAGCTCATCACCCATACCGAGCCGGCCAAGGGCGTCACCACTGGAGACACCTTGAAGCTCATCGAGCGTTGTGAGAGCAAAGCTGACGCGATAAGGAAGGCGAAGGCCGGTCTGAGGGGTTCAAACGGGAAACAGGTTGAAGGATCAGTGACGATTGTCGGGTCTCCCCGGCTCGCCGCCGGCGGGAACATAACCATCAAGGACCTGGGCGTTTTCGATGGACAATACCAAATTCTAAAGGCCAGACACAACGTGACGAGGGACGGTGGATATTCCACTGATCTGGATCTGTCAACCACCATGGCGCACAACAAGGAACTGACCAATCTCAAGAACCTCAAGAAGGTAACCACGACCGTGAAATGATCGGAATTGTCACCGCATCAAACCCAGCGACCGGCAAGGTCCGGGTGCAGTTTCCCGATCGGGATGGTGTTGTATCGGACTGGTTGCCGGTCATGCAGAAGAAGACGCTGCGCGACAAGTCTTTCAGCATGCCCGATGTCGGGGAACACGTTGTCTGTATGATGGACGAGCATGAGGAGTTTGGGGTTGTCCTGGGCGCGATCTACAGCGATGCTGACAACACGCCGGTTTCGAGTCAGGACAAGTGGCACCACACCTTCGACGACGGCACCACGATTGAGTACGACCGGGCGGCACACAAGCTCAGCGCACATGTTCAAGGCGATATTGAGGTCACGGCAACCGGCACCATGACGGCCACCATCGAAGGAGAGACGACTATCACCACGCCGAAGCTTACGGTCAACGGTGACATGCTGGTGAACGGTAATCTTGACACCGGAACAGGATCAAACGGCGGATCCGTTAGAATGCTTGGTCCCGTTGAAGTGACCAACGATGTGACTGCGGGCGGAATCAGCTTGATCGAGCATGTTCACTCAGATCCTCAGGGAGGAACGACCGGCCCGCCAAGCTGAAAAATCGGCACACAGGTTTCCGGGACGGCATGGTGGTAATCTACCGGAAACCAGAGGAGCATGCCGACATTCATCACCGACATTATCGCACAAGACTGGAGCCCGAAACTTGGGGCGATCGGGGAGGTTGTGCTTGGTCTCGACGACATCGGCCAGTGCATTTCAATTATCCTTAATACGCCAAAAGGATCCGATCCTCATCGTCCGCTTTTCGGGTCCGACCTTTGGCGCTACATCGACTATCCCGTCAATGAAGCTATCCCGCACCTGGTGCGCGAAGCGGTGGACGCGCTCACCTTGTGGGAGCCACGCATCAAGCTGGTCAGCGTCACACCAGTAATCGACGGGGCCCACGTGACCCTGCAGGTTGAGTGGAAGCTGAACGACAACGAGTCGATCAAGATCACGGAGGTGGCCTATGGCACTGCCTGAGCCATCATTCATTACACGCGATGCAGCAGCCATCACCTCGGAGATGATTGCTGCATACGAACTGATGACGGGAAAAACGCTCTATCCAGCCCAGCCGGAGAGAATCCTTATCGATCTCGTTGCCTATCGGGAGAACCTCCTGCGTATCGGCATACAGGAGGCGGCAAAGCAGAACCTGGTTGAGTATGCAGTCTATCCGATGATCGATTACCTTGGGGAGCTCGTCGGTGTCGCAAGGCTGGAGGCTCAGGGTTCGAAATGCACCATGAGGTTTACGCTGGTGGAGGCCCTCTCGTTCCCCGTTACGGTACCTGCGGGAACACGGGTTGAGACGAAGGACGGAAAGGCAATATTTGCGACGGACGTGAACCTGACAATCGCCGCCGGGTCGACATATGGTGATGTTTCGACCACCTGCCAAACGTCCGGTGTTGCAGGAAACGGGTATGCAATCGCTCAGGTCAACAACCTCATAGACCCACAGGCGCGAATAAATACCGTGGCCAACACGACCGTTACGTCCGGTGGCGCCGATGAAGAGAGTGATGACCATCTGCGAGAGCGCATCAAATTGGCTCCTGAGAAATACTCGAACGCGGGGTCTCGAGGTGCATACCGGTACTGGGCACTCAGCTCACATCAAGATATCATCAATGTCGCGGTTGTTTCCCCGCAGGGAGGGGTTGTCGACATCTATCCTTTGACCTCAAGCGGTCAGCCATCTCAGGAGATCCTCGACGCCGTTGCAGATACTTGTTCTGCCGAAACCGTGAGACCGCTCTGCGATCTGGTGCATGCACTTTCGCCAACGATGAAGACCTTTGCCATCGAGGCACAGATACAGGTTTTCAATACCGCGGATGGTCCGACGGTACAGTCAGCCGTTGAGGCCGCACTCGAATCCTATGCCATGGCCCAGCGGTCGACGCTCGGGAGAGACGTTGTGTTGTCGCAAATCATTGCGGTGATCAACGGCATTGCAGGCGTCTACAAGACTGTGCTCGTCTCGCCTTCGGCCGACGAGGTAAATGACGAAAACGAATGGTCGAACTGCTCAGCCATCAGCGTTGACATAACCGGGTACGTCGATGGCTGACCAGATGCTCATACCGTCCGGGATCCGGGACGAGAACTCCATTGCGATGAACGAGATCATTGACCGCATGGGAAGCGTCGACCTGACGCCGTTGCTGGTCTACATCATCGACAACGTCACCGAGACGGCCCTGCCTCATCTGATCGAGCAGTTTCACGTTGCCGGCAACGAGGGCGGAATCCTCGCTGAGAACGATACGAACAAGCGGACGCTACTGAAGCGAGCGATCGCCCTGCATCGACTGAAAGGCACCCCCGCCGGGGTGAAACAGGCCATCGCCGCCATCGGTTTTGGAGATGCGACGATCATCGAACGTTCGGCTGACTGGCGTCTTGATGGCGCGGTTTCGCTGGATGGGACGCATCACCTTTCTTCTGCAGAAGGATGGGCTGAGTACATCATGACGATCGCCCGGCCGGTCACCAACGACCAGGCGCAGATGATCCGTAATCTCTGTGCAGAATTTGCCCCGGCGCGCTGCGTATTGACTGCCATCAATTTCACGAGAGCTTCTTTCCGATTGAACGGGAAGGTCTCGCTTAACGGAACCTATAACCTCGGCATCGCATAATGGCTAATCTGACCGAACAATCAAGCTATGATGCTGGTATTTACCAGCTCGAAACCAGCGATTCAGCCCTTGGCGGTCCCGGCGCCGTCATGAACCGTCAGGCGCAATCACTTTCCAATCGGACGAAGTGGCTGAAGGCGCAGGTCGATTCCATACTACTGGCGATAGAGAACGGCGTGCAGCCTCTCGATGACACCTTAACGGGCCTTGCTGCCTTGCTGGTCGCATCGGCGAACAAGATGATCTACAGCACCGGTTCGAACACCTTCTCCCTGGCGGACCTTACGCCATTTGCCCGGACATTGCTCGACGATTCTGATGCCGCTACGGCAAGAGGAACTCTCGGTATTGATGCGGTGATCAATGCCGCCATCGCCGCCCTTGTCAACAGCTCGCCGGCTGCGCTCGACACACTGAACGAACTTGCTGCTGCGCTTGGTAACGATGCCAATTTTGCCACAACGATGACGACTGCCTTGGCTGGAAAGTTGGCGAAAACTGATCTCACAGCTGTATTGGGCGTAAACGGCTTCGTGAGTATTCCCGTCGTGGTCGGCGAAACCAAGTACAACGGGATCTTGCAGTGGGGTGAAGGTGTTGCTACATCTGCGGGAGCGGCAAACACATTTCCAATTACTTTCCCACACGCCTGTCTTAAAGTCATTGCATTTGATGACGACCCGCAGGTAATCTATCCGATAGTTGCGAAGAGAGAAGATTATTCCACTACAGGATTTAAGGCTTATTACGGCGGGGGAAGTTCTGAGCAGATCGGACATTTTTCAATAGGATATTAAACAGCATCAGATGGACTACTATTATTCACCGTCAACGAACGGGTTTTATGTCACGGAAATCCACGGGACGAACATTCCTGAGGATGCTGTTGCGATTACTTCGCAACAGCACGCTGAGCTACTTTTCGGACAAGCAAGTGGTCAGCAGATCATTCCGGATGAAAACGGGTTCCCGATCCTGATTCAGCCGGTCCCGGTATTCTACATCCCGACCAGCATCACCATGCGACAGTGTCGCCTTCAGCTGCTCGCTGATGGAAAACTTGACCAGGTCGAAACCGCTATCGCAAGCATGCCGAAAGCCGCCCAGATCGAGTGGGAGTACGCGGCGACGGTTGAGCGGTCAAACCCGCTTGTCCCGGCCCTGATGCAGGTCGCCGAATGGGACGAAAACCGGGTTGACCAACTCTTCATCGACGCATCGAAACTTTAACGGAAAGAGACCATGAGCAATAAAACCATTTCGAACCTACCGGTTGCCAGGATCTTACAACCATACGTGGACACGCGCGAGGGTAATTCCGAGGTTGATTACGAACCGCTGCCGCTCGTCCCTCCGGTGAAGGCCTTGGCAGTCACGAACACCGGTGCTCTTGTCGGATCTCCGACCGTGAAGTCGATCACCTCCGGAGCATCAACCCTTGAAATTTGCGACCTGACAAAACCGCTGGTCCTGGGATGGCTGCTTTCGTTCGAAGGGTACGAGTCTACTTTCGGGGCGACCGCCGACACCTTCGCCGACACACTGAGCGCGACCAACTACGATATCATCGTCCCGGGCGGCCAGGCTCCGAAACTCTTCGCAATCCCGGAAGGCGCGGTGAGTTACGCTTACGACAACATCGGCCAAGCCGGGACGCCGATCATCATCGAACGATAAACCTTAAAGGAGAATATCACTATGGCAGCTCTTACCTCTCAGGCAGTGAAGGACGCATACGTCCAGATACTGCACGTCGACACCGCAGGCGGCGGAAATGCCCACACTCTTGTCCCCGTGAAGGACGGCGACAACGGGACCGTTTTCGCTGTCGAACTTTCCGACGACAAGATGAAAGCGACCAAGGCCTTCATCCAGACGAAGAAAACCGCCGATGTGACCGCTGCCACGAATAACGCCGTTGACGTGGCGGGATGTAACATCATCCGTGTCAGTGCAGCGGCCAACGCTGTTGTGATCGGTGGTTTCGCGAATGGCGTCGATGGACAGGAGATCGATGTCGTCATCATCGACGCCACCAACGACGTCACGCTGAACCACCAGGCAGCAGCCGGCACGCAGAAGGCAAACCTCACGGGAAAGGCCGATCTCGTAAAGACCGCGGACTTCGGCGGGTGGAGGCTCTACTGCGATGGGACGAACTGGTTCCAGATTGGGTAAGGGCCATCATGGATAAGCAATTGCCAGATTATTTCATCTATGGTGCTGCCGGTGTCGCAACCAGCATCCTGCAGAAGATCCACAGAAAGAAAAAGATGATGCCTCGCGACATCTTTCTAGAGCTGGGTCTTGCTGCCTGCAGTCTGGTAGCTGCACACGTCATGTCCCTGGTCGTTCCATGGGGGTGCGCCTATCGTCCGGCCATCTATTGGGTAGCAGGATGGATCGGAAGTCGGGTGCTGCTTGCCATCGATCGTCGAAGTGAGGACCTGATTGATAAAGCGATCGATCATGTAGAGGACCGGTTATGACGTCGAGCGACAACCTGATCAACCTGATCAAAGAGAGCGAGAGTTTCCGGTCGCAGCCATACCTCTGCCCGGCAGGCGTCCCGACCATCGGTTATGGAAGCACTCGATACGCTGACGGACGAGCGGTCAGGATGACAGATCCTCCGATCACTGAGTATGGAGCCCAGGGGATCATGCGGGCCGCGCTCAAGGAGTATGAGTCCGCAGTGAACCGGTACGTCTCCGTGCCGCTCACACAATGCCAGTTTGATGCCCTGGTGGACTTCGCCTACAATGCCGGCGCGCAGAATCTCAGGACCAGCACCTTGCTCCGAAAGCTGAACTCCGGGGATTATGCCGGCGCAGCCAAGGAGTTCGGGAAGTGGATCTATGGCGGCGGGAAGAAACTCGGAGGGCTGATCAAGCGCAGGGAAGCAGAACAAAAACTTTTCGAAGGAGAAGCATGAAAGAATTCCTCAATTGGGCAAAAGCCAGGCTGGCGGAGCGATCGACGCAGCGAAGCATACCCATGTACTTTTTCTCAGTGGCTGCGGCCATCTATGCCATCATCCACAATGAACCGTCGTCGGCTCTGGTCAGCGCTGGAACGGCCTTGTACTCGGTCATGAATGCCGTCACGTCGGAGAAGAAGTGATGCCTGCCATTGACAAAATCAGGTCAGTGGCTGGACGGATGAACTGGAGCATGGTCATCATGGCGTTGATGGCCGGTGGCATGTGGTGGCACGGTGAGCAAAGGCATGCGGAAGACATGAGGCGGCAGACTGAGTTTTTCGGGGCGGTCATGGATTCGACCAGGCACATCATCGAGCACGGCCAACGGGTCGCTGAGACCTCACAGATCCGAACGAGTGACCCGAAGGTATTCCTGACCATGAAGTCGGACGATCCTCGAGTCCAGGCTCTTCAGCGGGAGGTGGCCCTTTACCGGCGCGAGCTTGCAACCCATGGTGGAAGCGTGACGACGTTCACCTCTTCGACAAAGATCGATACGACCGTCGTGGTCTCGCGTGATGCTCTCGGTGGCGTCTCAATGGCGGCCAGCGACGGCAAATGGTTCAAGATGTCGGCGGCGGCTGGCGGTGATGGAAACGGCACCATGAAGGCGGAGATCCGCAATGATTACACCGTGGCCATCGTCGAGGAAAAAGGTCGTGGCCTGGTCAAGATCAAGAACAGAAACCCGTATAGCGTCGAGGACAGCGTGAAGGTTTACGCCACTCTTCCGAAAGTACAGAAGCGGTGGGGAATCGGCCCTTATGCAGGGTACGACGTTGCTCGAGGAGCATCGGCAGGTATCGCCGTCACCTATCAATTCATCCAGTGGTAAGATCATCAAAAACAAAACTCGATAACCATCATGGCTTCACTTATTTTCAACAGCTTCTGGGATGACAAGGACCGAGGGAATATTGTCCCGTCGGTTGACACGTTTTACGTGATGCTCTGCACGAGTGCCTACACGCCCGACAAGGACGCTCATACGAAGCGTAGTGACGTGACGAACGAAATCGCGGCCGGGAACGGGTACACTGCTGGTGGAGCGGCGTGCGCTGTCACCATCACGAAGGACACTGCAAACGACAAGCAGATCCTGTCGTTCGCTCAGGTCGATTGGGCAAACGCGACGATCACCGCGCGCAAGGCGGTTTACTACAAGCGGCGCGGCGGCGCGGCGACAGCAGACGAGCTCGTTGCTGTAGTCGAGGCGGTTGGCGACGTCGTTTCGACGAACGGCACATTCAGCCAGGGCGCTACGACGATCAACCTGCAGAACTAAGCCCGTAACGGCAGAGCCTTCATTGTGACCTGACGGGCACTTGAAGGCTCTTTTTTTAACCACAGGCCCCGAGACAAATGGCGATCGCCTTCAGGACAAACGGCACGTCTACCGCGAGCGGAACAAGCACAGCATCGCTGTCGGCTCCGTCCGGTGCTCAGACCGGCGACATCCTGATCGCCTTAAAGATCGACCGAGCGACGTCCGGCACGACCACGGCCCCAACCGGCTGGACAAGGATCAACTCGGCGTCCGGGACCAGCGGCCGCGGCGAGATCTTTTGGCGATACCACAACGGGTCAAATAGCGGGCCTTGGTCTTTTACGGGAACGACCAGAACGCAGGTTACCTGCATTGCCTTCTCTGGCGTTGACGTCAACTCTCCACTCGACGTTACCCCTACCATCAGGCGCAACGCCTCCGGAACAACCGGAACGACCGGCATCACTCCAGCAAGCGCTGGAAACATGCTGGTCGCGCTTTTCGGTACCCCTATCGGAAACTATGCGTGGTCGAGTGAAGCTACAGCCAATATCGCTGCCGGGAACTGGACCGAGGCCGCTGACGGCGCGTACAGCACGTACAGCCAAATAGCCATTTCCTATTATCTGCAGGCGACCGCGGCGGCGACCGGGGCATCGTCGGCAACGATGGGAACCGCGGCGGTCAACATCGGTGCGCTGGTCTCGTTGAAACCGGCAAGCCCGAACGGGACGCTGCCGGGGGCATCGCTGACGGCGACCGCATCGTTGACGGCAGGGACGATGAGCGGCGGAAGCGGAGGAGGAAGTGGAGTTCTCGGACACGATACGATAGGAGCAAACTCCGGGTTTTTCCCAGCTGACTGCGGCGGCCTGAATAAGATCATCGCCACGCAGGACCTGACGGTGACTGCTATGCGGCATTACGTCACCGGCGTCGGCAACTTGAAGGGGGTGATCTACGCTGCGGACGGAGCCGGAGGAAAAGCCGGCACAGAGCTATACAGGACAGCCGCAGCAGCAAAAGGCGCAAGTTACGCTTGGGTCGAAAATACTTCGTCTTATGCGATGACGCCGGGAACGTACTGGGCTGGCTTTGTCGTCGATAGCGACACCTGGTCCTATTACGACACCGGCCAAACCGGGGAAGAGCTTCTGGCCCTGAGCGTGGTAACAGGGATCTACTCGACGCCGACCAACAACCCAGGGATCAACTCGGACAACACGGATGTCCAGCTATCAACGTACCTGACGTACACTACAACCGAGGGATCCGGAAACGCCACGCTTTCCGGCGCGGCGCTGACCGCCACGGCGTCGCTGGCCTCCGGGTCTATAAAAGGAAGCGCGAGACTCTCGGGCGCAACGCTTACGGGAACTGCAAGCCTTACTGCAGGGGCGATTAAAGGAGGCGGAAAGCTCTCTGGTTCTGCGCTTTCAGTGACCGCATCTTTGGCGGCCGGCTCGATCAAAGGAGGGGCGAAGCTGGCTGGCGCATCCCTGAGTGGAACGGCTTCACTCTCGGGTGGATCTCTCAAGGGCTCAGCCAAACTCTCCGGAGCATCACTTTGGGTGACGGCATCGCTGACGCCCGGCGCTCTCGGCGTCCTCGTGGTTATGCCTGGCGCATCGCTGACGGCAACCAGTTCCTTGTCTGTCGGTCAGCTCAAGGGTGATGCAAGGATTACCGGCCAGGCTATGACGGCCACGGCCGCGCTTTCCGCCGGAACCCTGAAGGGGGCCGGAAAGATGACTGGGGCGTCGCTGTCGTCTACGGCGACATTCACTCCTGGCATCCCGAAGGGAAGCGCCCGTATGGCCGGGCATTCATTTGCGTCGAACTCGTCCCTATCGGCCGGAAGCTTGAAAGGATCGGCCAAGCTACCGGGAGCATCCTTATCGGTCACGGCAAGTCTTGCGGCCGGTGCTTTGAAGGGATCGGCGCGCATCGGTGGTTTAACACTATCAGCAACGGTCGAGTTAGTGCCGGGCATGCTTTTCAACCCGGCGGCTTCGATGATACCCGGTCAGGCCTTTACTGTTTCGGCATCGTTCGCGCCGGGGAGCCTGAAGTCGTCCGGCCAGATCAGCGGGGCGACGTTCTCGAGGACGGCGACACTATTGGCCGGAGGACTGAGCGGATCCGGTAGGCTGTCCGGTGCGCTGTTTGAAAAGGCCGCGAGCTTGTCGGCGGGAACGCTCAGGGCGCACGGTCAGCTTACCGGGATCAGCTTCGAAATCGTGGCGGCCCTGCAGGCCGGCGACTGGACGGGCGGCGCACAAATCACCGGAGAGAGCTTCACCAGGGCGACAAGCCTATCACCTGGTCAGCTCCGCGGAGCCTTCGCAGAGATTTTACGGATTTCCCGTTTGACGATCTTGCCGACAATCTCGGCAAGTCTCGATAGTTCGGCATCGATCACCGCAAGTATCAATCATGAACCAACTATTAAAGCAAGATTGGAGGTCCCATCATGCCCTATTACCAAGGAGACAGTTTAGATCTTGTTATGTTCCTCGACGTCGATGACGCCAGTGTAACCGCAGTGGTCAAAAACCACGCAGGAGAACAAGTTGGGACCGAGATCTCCCTTGTATCTTCGGGCCTGTCAGCTGACGGGAGGCATAAATATATCGGCGTTTACATGTCACCGGAAGATGATATGGTCGACACCGGAAATGAAGAACACTCTGTTACGGCCGTGGTTATCAAAGGTTCAAATAAGAAAACCATCAAAGCTTGGTTTCAGATATTTTCCCCGGAGTAACCCTTCGTTAAGTGCTCATTTGTCCCGCGGTGGTCTCATCTTGGTTTTGACCGTTCATAAGATGAATAATAATAGTGTAATGCTGTTTTTTCATCTATTAACCCCTTTAACATATACAGGGCCGAGAACATTCCCTGAGTGATGTCCAAAGAGAAAGAAACGGGCCGGATGTTTGCTGTG